GTGCATCCAGAATCATCTGATCTTGGCGACGGCCCATAGCGCCAGCAACAACTTGCACCAACTCTTGGCGCTCGTCGAAATTGACCTTGGCTTGGCTGAAAATGTCAGAGTACTCTGCTGCGTTGTAATCAGCCAAAGTCAAAGTGACTGAGCTAAATGCAACATTCAGAGGTGTGACATCGGTTTGGGGGACGCGAATAGTTGCGACACCCTTGCCTACTTTGGGGAACTTAACAGTTGAACCTTCGACTCCACGACGCTGGCGAACCGCCGGAACCAACTTTGCCATACCTTGGTAGGCTTGTTTGACTTCCGCGTCGAAGAGAGTAACGAAGGCATTGCTTAAAGAAATGCTCATTTGGATACCTCATTCGGTTGTTGAAAAAACAGGGTTCTCGCGACGGTGAGCCTAAAAATTAGGGCCGAATGCTTGCTGGTATCGCCAGCCAATCGTCAGCATCCACTGCGGTAAGGGTCGGTTGCCCGGTGGGCCTTGGCCGGATTGTATGACTTTTTTGCCACAACGCAATAGGTAGGTTTGGATGTTGCACAAAAAAGACCCAGCCGAAGCTGGGTCAAAGGGCAACTGCTTGCCTTGGAGAGATTATTTAAAACTTGCTTGAAACATCTTTTCGACCTTGGTGCGGTAGCCGGGGTCAGATTTGTAGCGTGGATCGTTGACCATTTGATAGAGCTCGTCCTTGCTGGGCGCGCCTTCAAGCGGTGCGCTCTGGGTTGGCACCCTGCCCTCATAGGCTTCGCGCACCTTCATCAGCGCGGTGATGCCGCGAGCGGTGCCTCCCATGATCTTGAACTCTTCAAAGTCATCCTTTGACCAGACACCCTTGTTGACCAAGCCGCGAGCCCAGTCCACCATGCCGTTGACGATTGCGCCACCGTTGGGGCCCAGCTGCTTCATCTCCACAGCCGGGTCAACCATGTCGCCTTGCATCAACTCACGCGCTTGGGTTTGCAAGTTGCCAACCAAGTCATCAAATGCAGCCTGCGACAGACTGTTGTCCTTTGCCCATGTGGCCAAGGTAGACGCAATGGGGTTGGTTTCGGCCTCTTCGCCAAAGGCTTTGAGGTCGTATTTGCCATCAGCTGGCGCTTTATGTTTTCCTTGGCTGATTTGCTTGCGCAGATCCGACCAAGATTTTGCAATGCCTTCTAGGTCAGGCTCGTTGGAATCTTTCTTCCAGAAGTTTTCTGGCCAAAAGTCTGGCCGCTCCAAGGGATCATCAGGGTCAGACGCAGTCAACGCATCTGGCACTGCAGCTTTGTGGTCGATTTCGACCGCTTGGGGATTGGTCGGGGTGGCTTCGTCATTCACTTGCACGTTGTCAAGTAGGCCGGATGCACCGGGCTCGACGGTTGCTGTGTCGTTCATAGTTTCCTTGCTGAGTTAATCCGCACCAAAATGTCCCTCACCACTGTCCTTTGCCCTTCAGCAAAGAACGCGTGAGAAGGGTCTGTGCCCGGCACGGCGATGGGCACATTCACATACATGTGCTGCAACCATTGCAGCAGCTTCTGGCCATCTTCTGAGCCAAACACCCGCAGCGTCAGCTTGGCCAAGTCTTCTCGTTTTTGGTCAACCTCGCGGATATCGCTTGGCTGGCCAATGGCTTCTAGTTCTTCCCAGCTCATTTTTCGGGCATCTCCATCATTTCGTCTTCATCAGCAAATGGCGACATGCCAGACTTGATGCGCATCTTTGCGTGTTCATAGGCCTTGTCCATAATGGATGGCGGCATATTCGTGAAGAATGATTTGCTTTCTACGTCTGTGCTCAACAAGTAATTCAGCTCTTTCTTGGTAAGGGTTGGAACTATCAAAGGTATTTCCATCTCTTTGCCGTCCATACCCACGCCCACAGATATCTCTGTGGACACATCACCGTTGGATCTTTTGAGCTCGCCAAAGTAACCCATGCCTTTTTTTTCACCACTTGGTCGGTTTCCATAATCCATCACATTACTCCTTGGGGGGCTGGTAGTGCTTGCATACCGGCACCAGCTTGGGCCTGCATGGCCATAGCTTGTGCGATAGCTTGCTGCTGTTGTTGGTTGCGCATCTCTTCCATAAGCACGGCACGCTCGGCTGCGGTGTTGCGCACGGCTGCAGGCACGCCCAGCTTGTCGGCAAGGTAGTCCACCAGAATGTCGGTCTTGATGACCAGCTGGCCGTCGGTGCCCAAGCTCTGAGCAATTTGCATGTACTGCATGATGGAGTTGACTTCCTCCATGTTTTGCGCCATGGCCAGCGGGGCCACTGGGGTAACCTTGACTTCCAGCCCGTTGACCCGCAGCGGCATGTCGATCAGGCCACGCTCATCCATGACTTCCAAGATCTTGGCCGTGACAGGGATCATGGTTTCGTTGATCAAGCGGCCAAAGGCAGAGCCAAGGTTTTGCGCCAGCTCCTTCATGCGCTCGACGATCTCTGTGGCTGAGCGTGCAGACATGTTGTCGGGTGGCAGCGACTCATCCAGCAAGATCCGCTTAATACTTGCCGTCATGTCGTTGATCACCAGCTGGCTGATGTTGAAGTCGCCAGAGCGAGGCAGGGCAAGCAGGGCAGGGCCTTGGGATCCACCATTGCGAGCCACTGGGATGATGGCCCCCGGCACAATCTTGACCGTGTTGGGGTTGAGCACACCGTCGTCTGCCGCTGTATATACACCGGCCACGGCCAGCGATGCGTTCTTGAGCAGCAGCTCCTTGACCTTGTTCAGCGTCTTGATGTCTGGCAGGGCAGTCATCAACGGGCCACGGCCATAGATCTCGCCAGCCACCTTCATGTACCGGCTGATCACCCACGGACTCATCTTGCGACGGCGGTAGACAATCTCTGTCTTAGATACCTTGTCGATAACGTGGTAACAGTAGTCGCCACGCTTGTGGTCATAGATCGTGGCCTCAAGCAATTCAATGTCATCAGTCGGCTTGTTCTCTATGCGGCGCTTTAGATCGTCTGATATCTCAGCATCTGGCCACTGGCGCTGGATGGACTCGCCCTTCATGCGCATGCGGCGGTAGACGTTGTCCACTTGGCCGTTGGCACCCTCTTCATAGCTCACCAAGAACAGGGGCACGGGGATGAAGTTCAGCGGCTGCACATCGTCGCCGGGCTGCACCATCATGCAGGCGGTGCCGACCGCCAGATCCAGCAAGAACTCGCCCATAGCGATATCAAAGTTGGACTGGTTCAGCATGGTGAACATCTTGTCTTGGTAGACCTCAAGCACGGCTTGGGCTTGCTGCCTCTTCTCCGGCGGGATATCTGAGCCAGCTTCTAGCTTTGCCCACTTGCGTTGTGGCGGGAACACAACAGACTGCAGCCGGTTGGCAAAGCGCTGGGTAGAGTTGATGGCGGTCGAGTCAA